TCTGTTCAGAATTCCTTGTTTCTTCTGATCCATTATTGTATTCTCCTTGGTTGTTATTTATTCATCGTGAATAAATTTGGTTATAAGAAGTATTCGGGAAATTTCTCACGCATGGATCTACGTCTTGTTGCTTCAGCCTCTGCTCCTTTCAGAGTTCTGTGTTTTGTGCGGATGAATCCTCCTCCGGCTACCTCATAGGCAACTACCCCTCCGTATCGTTCTGTCCATTTATGTCCTGATGTTATGTTAAAACAGGTCCGTGTTTTATAGACTTCGATAATGCGTATCTCATCCATTGTATCGTCTCAGCCGTTTCATTTCATGGAATTTGATAGCTTCCTTGATAGCATCCACCATTTTCTGTGCATAATATTGTTGATTTTCATAACGCTTGGTCCATTTCATAAAGAACGAATAAAATCCAAAAGTCACACCGTCTTCACTGTAAAGGCAATAGGGATTCCATGCAAAACCTATGAGTATGCATTTATTGCAGTACAGTCTTGTTTTGCTGCTATTATTGGCCATTGCATTAGCACAGGCATAGCATTCTGATACCGGCCTATATACCAACCGTGCCTGTTTGCGGAAATCCCAGAATGATTCCTTTTCTGTTATTCCAGGAGCACACATGAACTCCCAGTGGTAAAGACATTTATACAGAGCGTATAGGTCGTGCCTAGTCTTTTTCTCTGCTCTCCTTATATTGGACAAGTTAGTATCATCACTATCACATTCATTGATATAATCATAGTCAGTGCTCATAATATAGTCTCCACTTGTATCAATAAAGTATAGAACTTTCCAGATTGGCCCATAACATCCGGCACCATCCACTGCCGGATTTTGCCATCCAGATCCTTCCACGTCCTCTGCATAAAGTACAAGGTCCACTGCCATCTGTGCTGAGTGCTCCGAATCCTTTGCAGCGTGGACATGTCTTTACCTCTGCACTTTCCACTATGTTCTTGGAGTAATTGTATACTTTCACAAGACCTCCAATTGTTTCATAACTGCATATGTCTTCTCTGTGTATGAGCGAGAACCAGCGTCGATTTGCGGGGCTTCACCCTGCCGCCCTGCTGTGATCCATGCAGCATAACGGACAATGGAACCATCGCGTTTTGAATTTCCCATGAATGCATTGTAACAGCAGGATACCGACCCATACTTGTTCTTTGCGTTCGCTTCACTCACCCCGTTGGCAATCATCTTTTGGATGATCTTGTCCTTGGAGACTCCTTTGTGCAATCCCCGTACTACGATTGCATACGGGGAATTCTCAGGGGTGCTTCGTGGTCCACGAGGACCGCCTTTCTGTCCAGTGCCTTCCTTCTTTGCTCTTGCTTTCTTCTCAGGCTTCAGGGACAGCTTTTTGCCTTGCACCATGCAGGCGGTTATGACACTCTCTTCCTGTGTGCATGCTGTACACGTTCCTGCTCGCTCAGTGGTCTTTCCTTTACAGATGGGTGATCCAAATGTCCTGCATGTCGTTTTGATCTCTCCAATTCCCTTAACGTCATGCGTAAAGGTTACTGTCTTCTTTGTAAACTTTTTCATATTTTCTCCTTTATTCATGGTGAATAAATCAACGTCCCTCTTCCCTTGCGATGATCTCACAGAGACGTTTTGTATATGCATACACATCGGACACGTTGTCAGGCATATCCACAAAGAAGCGGACAACCCCCTCGTCGAAACTGCAATGGATTACGGTAATGGTCAGTATAGCGATGATAAATTTCTGCATGAGCTTCTCCGGTTAGAAAAGGAATTTCATTTTTTCCAGTTGTTTGAGGCAGTTTTTGCACGTTACCTCGTTTACATTCCCTGTTGTTTCCATCCTCACGGCTACTTCCACATCTAAAAATCCTCCTTTAAAAGATCTGCATATTGGATAACAAATTCCAGCATTGTTGAATAGGCGGACGCTCCGCAGATGGATTGCTTTACCTTTTGTATGGCCACTCATATTCAATCTCCTTTTCCAAAACATAGTTGAATGTTTCTACAATATAATCTTGCAGATGCCACCGATCTTTTCGGCGTATACCTGTCACACCTATATCAAAGGCATACCTCAAACTCGCAGTGATGATTACTTTGATATTTTCTGACCATCCATCATAGTAGCCACCATCATTCATATGGTGATATGCGGTCAGAAATACCAATTTTGTAGCACTGGATTTCTCCAGATCAAGTGTAGTTCCTGAGTCGAAGCCGCTTCCTGACGGAAATTCAGCACGAACTAGCTTTTCGATTGCGTCTTCAAATACATCAGCAACATTAGGATATTTGACAATCCAGTGTTTGTAGCTGCTTACAAAATTTGCCAGAATTCTATAAATCGGTTTTGCTTCCATCATCTTCTCCATAGAGTTTGCGGGAAATTGGATCATTCTTGATAAAAGCCATACACATATCTTCACAAAAGATACGAGCAGCTTCTACATCCTTTGTCCAAAATTCTACGAGTATCCATCCATCATGCTCATAAACTGAGCCACCTTGGAAAAATGGACGAACCTCTTGCTTCCTCTGATACCAATAGTCATCCATATGATTACTCATAAGTACCCGGCGCAGCCACTTGTGAAACTGCACAGTGACATGCCCTTCAAGTGCAGGCATGTTGTGGTATGGATGATCAGGACTGAATTTCATTCCCTCATATTCGAGACATTTACTTCTCATGTTTTTTCTCCCATTTCCGATACACATGGAACGTATATGTACAACAATCACATGCCAGCACACCATACTTGCTTGCATCGTGTGTGTGGCAAAATCCTTTATCTTCCCCCACATGAACCATATTCCATCCGATATGATCACCGTTCCATGCAAGGAAAGCTGCCATATCCTCATCTGTAAACGTGTCAGTGTCGCCATAAGCGAGCGCGCATGCCCAAAAATCAGGCAACATCTCTTCAACCTCTGTCAAAATACGATTCATTTCTCCTCCTTTTTATTCATGGTGAATAAATTAACATCTTCGGCGCGTTTCTAAGGTCCATGAGTTCAGGTCTTCCAGTAATGAGTGGAACATCTCTTCCAAATGAGGACTGACCCGTTCCACTGGAATCACCTCTTCCACATCTTCAGGAGACACCCATCGTTCCATTGAGAATATATGATTTGTACTGATCACCAGTGCCAAAATCATATATCCGGTTTTGTCCTTCGGATCAATCTGTACTATCGGACATACGCGCCCATGGCACTTTGCAAACTGCAATGGCCCTGTCTGACCCTCCCTGTACAGGAAGTAATCCCCAAAGCGCAGGGTAGTGGATGAAAATCCACTAATTGATGAATTGATACAGCGGATTTTCCGTTTGTCCCTCTTCACATCTGATCGCAGTGTTTCCATTTTCAACATTTGTGTGCCTCCTCAAATTTATATATCTTCTACAAACTGATATGTTTCTTTTTTACGATCATACACAAGGCATTTTGTACGTAACCAATTTTTCCGCTGATGTTGCACAGGGTCATTTGGATCTGCTCCGCGTATCCGCAAGTGTGTGTAGTATGCAATGGCACGTTGGATGCAATCAACCATCAAATAAGCATGCCCTCCATTATTTTCAAAGAATGGATAATAAGCTGAATTGCAGTCATCTTGCTCACACCAGCACTCTTTACCTGCGGACCAGCTATAAGTTGTTCCGGGCATCCATGCAAATCCGGTGAGTATGCAATTATTACAATCTTCATCCTCTCCTCGTTGCATATTTTCATAGAGGTTCTGGCACGCCGCACACAACCCGTATATCTTAGGCTGTTTAGTCATTGTGATATATCTGATTTTGCAGGAACAGTTAGACTTACAATGGCAGGGCTGTTCATTCAGTGCCTTCCACATATACAAGCATTTGTGGAGCGCATATAATGCATGCCGATACCTTCTCTTTCTCCGTCCAATGTCACGTATTTCTATATCTTTCATTATATTTCTCCTTTATTCATGGTGAATAATTACTGCAGATAAACTCTCCACTCTCCAAACCGAGTGACCTTCCAGATTTTCAGATCCTTCCGGCCAAAGATGAAGCGGGCGAACTCGCCCGCTGCTTGTAGAGACGGGAAGGAGAATGTTTTGTTATTCTCTTTCTTCCCTCCGGTTCGTTCCAATACATCAGAAATTACTTCCATTATTTCACTACCTCCGGGGTAAGTTCCATTGTTACATTATACACAATGCAGTCAGCATCGGCGTGGATGCACTCCAGCATTCCATTATGTAGTCTCTGGCAAATTATGTAGTCTGGATCTCCATGGAATATGTAGACAGAACTCCCGTCATCATCAGGAAGATTGCCTACATTAGACACTTGGAACAGCATAGTTGCGTTGGCCGTTGCGTCTGCCGGTGTGAAAATTGCCCCCGGCCGTAGTTCGTGGCATCTTCGTACAATGCTGTTTTTGATGAAATTAAATTTAATCATTTCCATCCCCCTTGTGAATTCTTTCGTAAACTACCGTTGACGGATCACTGAACAAACGAGATCCCTTTACCTGAATAATCCGAAAACCGTTGTACTCTTTCCTCCTCTGTAAATGTTCTTCGCAATGGCGAATCATACCATCCAGCGAGTACCTTGCATCCAGAATGTATTTACTTAACGACCCAAGGGGACATGTGTCCCCTATAAGCAACTCTGCATAATATCTCATTTTATTCACCGTGAATGAATATGTTCCAGAATTTTACACAACACTTCCCCTTCCCTTGTTACCGGGGCAGGGCCTCCATATGTGCGCGCCTTATCATAACACCACACAACATTTCCTACAGGATTGATTCCAAACCGCTCCTGTACTTCCCTTACCCAATATATGGGCAAAGCCACATCGTAGACTTTATATTCCATTAGCTTTGCCACAGTCGATATGTTGGTCTGCGTATACTGTGCCAGATCCAACGGGTGCAGCTTATGCTCATGGCAATACTGCAAGACGTAATCGTCTGTTACATACTTTTCCACTACATATGCAGGAACAACAAACATATTTTCCATAACTATCTCCTTTTGGTTACGGGTTTATTCATCGTGAATAAACCCTGAGTTCTACGATTTCAGGGTGAAAAATCATTTCAACAGTCAATCCACAACAGCGGAGATCATCCGCCAATTCCTGCGCCTTTTCCCTCCTTACCCATAGTGTTTCTTTCATCACAACCTCCTTGGAAGCATACGTTCCAGAGATATGACTACGGTTATATCATTTTCCCCCAAGCAGGAGGATTTCCACAATCACTTCCCATGTCTCCTTGCACAGCAGACATAGGTGGTGCTTACCGTTCGTTTTTCTTCCACAAATTTTGCAACGACGCTCTTTCATGCTCTTCTCTCCTTCTGATTTTATTCACGATGAATGATTTTAAACTTCAAATTTCAACGTCATGGTATTTGCACCAGAAGAAATGCTGGTACGTGTACCTATAATTCCGAATCTGCTCTTCGGAGATATAGTATTCCTCCTTGTTGAATTTTGGACAGAATGCAAGCAGAGCCTGCACGAAACCGTCCTGTTTCGGATGCTCCACCAGCCATGCCCAGAACTCTGTCTCGTTCATGGGCGTGTCTCCTGCAATGAACGGCAGGATTTCACCGTCTGCCAGTTTTTTCATATCTCCTCCAGAATTTTGTGGTCATCCCGCTCAGACAACAGCTTGAAGGAATTCTTGATGCTATGGACCCTTCCATAGCATGCCTGTACTGACCTCCCCAGTACATTTGAGATTTTTATGTAAGATACACCTCTGGCATACATCTCTATCAGTTTCCACTGATCCTCACTGGACCAGCGTTCACCAGACCTGTCCATACCACCTCCTATATTCTTTGGAACATAGTGTAGAGTTTATATACTCCATCGTAATTGTATAGGGCCACTAAATCACCATCGGCCCTTTCAGCAATTATGTAGAACCGCTTATTGAGCCAATTGTACACCCTGTCATTTGTAATCTGCGGGAGAACATGCCTGTCAGAAAAGCGGTGATGTACTCGATCAGAACAACGCACCCATTCAACCGCTGCTTCCATAGGCACATCGCACGCATACTTTGGAACATAGTCGCGGTGCTCCAGTATGTATGTTCCCGTATCCCCAATTTCAAATTCCATACTCCCTCCTTATTATTCACCGTGAATAAATTCGATTTCGTACTCCTCTGCGCACGGTTCCCACCGTTCACGCATTTTTTCAATGACCTCCTCCGGAACCCCATGGATATTTTGGAAATTCCCAATTACATGGACAATAGCATATGGGATTCCAAGATCCGCTGCCATGTCCATGTACGGCTGCATTTCCCATGCACGGGTGAATGTGTTGGATACGATCACCGCTGCTCCAATATTCAGGGCATCGCGGCATACTTGCTGGCACCATTCGTGTGCCTTTGTAATCTCCTCCGGATTGTAGTTATAGTTGCCAGATATGTCGGTGAAGAACATATCCGCCTCTACGTGAACACACATATAGTCCATACCCTTTTTCAAGGATTTGGCATATGTGCTTTTGCCGGAACCCGGCAATCCTCTGATCAGAAACAGCATGGCTATAATACCTCTTTTTATTCACGATGAATGAAAATCAGTCCCTAATTATAATGTCTCGTGTGCTCTTCTGGTTGTTATATACCGCAACAGCCAGTATTTTACCGTTGCGATCCATAAACTGCACAGTGGAAGTCCCCTCCAACTGTTGGAACTTCCATTTTTTATCCTTTGCGAACAGCCAGTCAGCAAACTGTTTATCGTTCATCTCAACTTTCTGCATAATATCTCCTTTGTTCTGGTTGATTTAGATTCATTCACCATGAATAAATCTTGGATGAAGTAAACAGAATCGAAAATATAGAGATGTGCAGTCCCTATATTTTCTGTTCCAGCTACTTCATCAATTCGAGGTACTCATCGAATTCGCCCTTTTCTCCATTTGGGTCAATATAATATATGTACCCATTTTCATACTTGAGATTGAACACATACAGCATCTCCTCGGGTACGAAATCGTAGTCACCACAAAATCCGTTGCTGCTATGCTTCATGGCAGCGTGCACGTGCCGCCTGATCACAGCATCTTCCACGCAGGAAATACCTATGCAGAGCTTCCTGTGCATCTGGGATTGGGCCAGAACCCAATCCCTGTTATCTGATCTGGCAGCCCGATATGACATTGTGAAGATATCATACGATATTTCCTCGTTTTTTACGATCATCTCAAGGTACTCTTCCTGTTCTTTTTTGTAGATCAGCATGGCAGTCTCCTTTTTCTTGGTTTGTGGATTCATTCACCATGAATAAATCCGTTGTGGAATAAACAGAAGTGAACCGGCAAGCCACAAATTTTGCAGATTACCGGCTCACGTTCCGGTTATTCAATACTGGGGATGTGTCCCCAGATAATTAAAAATCTTTTCCGGAACGCAGAAGTACTTCGTCTTCTGCTTGCTGCAATTTACCCTCTTCTGCTGCGTAATGCGCAGTAACTCCTCTACCTCGATTCCCCGAGTCAACAACTCCTGACTCGGGTTGGCGCAAGAGTTGAATGCCCGCAGGATGCAATCCATCTCATCCTGCAATTTATATTCTGCCTGAATGAGCAGATGGATTGCAGCGGACGACAGACATGTTCTCATGGTCCCTCCTTTATTCACCGTGAATATTTCTCTTCGTCGATCAAAATGGTGCTATCTAGCACTATTCCATTCTTATCGACATGTATCATGGCGCAAGACCCGCGCATTTTGCGGGCCTTGTCCATAGCTCTTTTCTTCTGGTCCTCCTTGAAGAACCAGATACGATTATTTTTTATTACCTCGTACTCGATCATGTACCCTCCTTTTATTCATGGTGAATAAATCTGAATCCTGAACAAGATCGGCAATACAGGAAGTGTGGAAATTCCCTGTATTGCCTGTCTCAGCCGGGATTAGAGCTTGATCCCCATTGCCGCCGCACGGCGGTAGTGGACACCAGTGAATTCAGGGGTCCACTTCTCCGATTTCGGAGTCCACGTGCTCAGATCTACGTTGGTGTAGCACCAGCCACACCCGTGGACAATGCACACATCACTTGGAAAATCTTTCCCCATGACTTTCCTCCATTTCTCTCCGTCCCACTCTGCACAGAGGTCGGCAATCTCTGCATACCAATCGGATACCTGATCCCTATCAGGAGGACAGGGAATTTCATATATGTCAATCTTGCCCTTTTTGTACAGCCGCTCAATCAGAGCGCGGGGAGTTTCCCCATGGAGTGCACCAGCTTCTTTCCGCCAACGCTCCCAAATTTCATCCCTTGCTGCATCTGTGCACAGTGTTCTGTGCATAATGAAACAGATATCTATCTCTGTTCCGGTGGAGTAGTTCCATGCATCATTGTACCAGTCCTCTCCGGACCAGTACCATTCGATCAGATTGTCAGCGGTACAGGGCATCCCTGCAATCTCTTCTAACTGGCGGATAGCAATACCTCCCATGCGGCGGACATCGCATGCCGCTTCAGTAAGGCCACCATCAGCGGCCAGCCAATTATTTTCAACCTCTGCTACAATCGCTTTGATCTCGACGATAGCTGCTGCGAACATGGCGGTGTCGATGGTCTTCTTCATGGTAATTCTCCTTGCCCTTCATAGGGCTGTGATTGGTTGATTTATTCACGATGAATAAATCTGTTATGTAATCCCCTCTAGTCGGGGCAAGGAACTCTTTGCATAATACATCTACAAATTTTTGCTAGGAAATTTTCATTCAAAGTGCATTTATTCACGATGAATAAATCGTTCCACAATCTCATCAATTTTCATCATTTTCAGCTTTGGAAAGTATACATAAAAATTCCCAGTCTGAACCCAATGAAAATTGCTGAGACATAAAATTTTATACCCAAAAATCACCCCATTTGAAGGGCAGGAATCGTCCTTGGAACATCACAGAAAATCCCTGCCCTTCCCCTTATGGATTTATTCCCGGTGAATAAATCCGCCGCCCTTAAAAAGAGGTCGCTAATCTCTAGTCAAGGTTTGATCAGGCTATACTTTATTTGTGAATAAATTCCACACACCACACCAACTTTCCCAAATTTTCCAAAGAAAGCCGTTCCGGATATTTTTCAATTTACCCGAGGGAATTTACACAATTCAGCAGCATGCGCCGAACGCACCTGTCAATGCAATGGTTCGCCCTGATCAGCCTTTAAAACCCCATCACATATCATCCTCAAGGTGATCCTGTACAGCAGAAATAACGTACAATTCAGAAAGACAGCAGAAAAGACAATCTACCAACTAAGGCAGACTTGCATTACACGTCAACCCGCAGAAATCGCGGATAATATAACCTCCCTGAATACTGGCACACTGCCCAGTAAAACCCGTGCCAAAAATCGGCTTTACCAGTATTCAACATCTAAAAGAGGATCAATCTTTTCTCTTCCTAAATTCCCATCATTCCCGTCTACAGAACTCTCTGTTACCTGAGAATGGTCCCCGTCACACGGGGCAGAATGCTATTAAGATCAAAACGGTCAGAAAGATATAACCGCCCACGTTCCATAAAAGAACATGTTATAACTTTTTATTCACCATGAATAAATCATGGATCAAAAAAGAATTCACAAATCATTCTCTGCCCGAAATAAAATCCCCGACAGAGAATAATTCAAAAATTCTTAATGCTCCCCCCCGACAGTAAAGATTAGAAATTATTCAACTGCGCCAATCGTTCAGTCTGCACAACCTTTACAGACTGAACAGCAGAGTAACCGAAATGAACGGCTACTGTGCAAAGAATTATAACCAGAGCAATAACTAATTTTTTCATAATTCCTTCCTTGTAGAGTTAAATGTTTTTTATTCACCGTGAATAAATCTTTCTGAATCTTTTCATTCACCGTGAATAAATCTTCTCTAAACTAAATTTTCTCTGTTCTACCCTATGGGAAAGCAGGGCAGAACAGAAGGCAAAATTCAAGATATAAACGCCCATAATCGTGGAAGCGTTCAATTCCTTTTTTTGTGTGAAGAATGCAAAACTCAGAAAATTTTCAAAAATCGCGTTATTGCAGAATAAGCGTTTTTTCTCGATTTTCCTTATAACTTGCGTTATATTTTTTATTCACCGTGAATAAATTCTGCATGAATAAATCGCATATAACGTATGCGCACAGATATAACGCGCACAATAAAAGTAATCCGGCCGAACATCCCGACCGTCTTTCTTTTGCTTTGCATTGTTCACTTTCTCGTTTTTTCCTTTGCCGTTTTTTGTTCACCGTGAACAAATCCGCTCTACTTTTGCTCTAGTCGATTTGTTCACCGTGAACAAATTTTCTTGAACAATTCCGGCAGGTTATAGGTTTATATCTTTTCCCTGACAGACGGCGCGGAAAAGATATAAACAGCAAAAGGAAAAAAACGATTGTCAAAGAACAGGTAAAAGGTAAGTTTTCCCTTGTTTCATCTTTCCCGACTGGCGCCCGAAAAGATGAAAGAAAGGAGCAGGGGGAAAACTTTCCCCCTGCTAACCTTGACGGCGGATTAAATAATATCGTCGATGCTGACAGGCACGTCTTTCTTTTTAACTGTCTTTTTTTCGACAGTATTGAGCGCATCCGCGAACAATTTTTGCTCATCCGCCGGCAGGCGGACGATGAGTGATAACAGCCGATTAAATTTCATTTCGGGAATTTCGTAGACTGTAACGTCGACAGTTTCAGGCTTTGCACGATACAGCCGTTTGATGGTAGCATTGACAAGCCTAACAACATTGACGGGCACGCGGGTATACAGTGCTGAATCCTCCTTGACGTAAAAATCACCATTCTTTGCCCACTTGCCATTTTTTGACAAGATTGCCGCGCAAGTGATAGGTTTTTCCCTGTTAGCCATAGGCCAACAGGGAATATACCGATAGATTTTTGCGGAAATCTCCTTGATTTCATCCGCCGTGTAGCCAGCTTCACCGGCCGGCGCGGGAATGCCGAGCATCTCTGAAAATTCGTCAAGCGTTGCCGATGCAGCAGCCTGTGCTGCTGCAAACCTGTTCGCCAGCGTGACAATTTCAATGTTCCGCGTTGCTGCTGCTACAATAATCTGCTCTGTCCGCGTCAAAGGAGCGGGAGCGGTCGGTGCTACGGTCGGCGCGGTCGGAATATCTTTCTTTCTAGTCCGCCGTGCTTTCTTGTCGGTGTTAGCTGTTACGATTGCGGTCGGTACGTTTGCGGGTGTGGTGTTTGTGTTCATGTTCATTTCCCCTTGCGCTTGTGCGCTTGTGTGCTGACCGCTCTACCTTGCCACTATTGGCAGGGCTGGCGCGCCAGCTAAAAAACTATCTAACTATTAAAGAACCATATAACTATGGTTCCTATAGACCATATCTAAAAAAGAACCACAAGGGTTTTTTCGTTCTTTTTTACTCTTTTTCGCTTGTTTTCCTATAACATACTGAAAACATTACATAAAAAAGATATATCTTTTTTTCTAATAAATAAAATAGTGGATAAAGTTCAAGATATATCAATTAGATGAATGTTTTCTTATATCTTATTGATATAATTAGCTTTTTTCCTATATCAATTTTATTTATACCTTAATGGAAAGGATTCTTAAAAATAGCCTATAACTATATAGAATCATTCAAAAAGTTATAACTTATTGATTTTATTGCATTTCGTCTGTATTCAACAGAAAAAACTTTTTCGTACCAAGGCACGCGACGGCACGCAAAAGCAAAATAGACGGTTTTTTGTTCGTTTTAGAGTGGTGTCAAAACATTGAAAACAAGAAAAATACGCTGTCAAAAAAAGGACATTGACAAACAGACATATACCACAAAGTAAGACATTCTCTTTTCCCTTGTCGCCGTGCATGGCATCCTTTAGACCAACGAAACACAATTAGTGTAAGCGAACAATGGAAGGGAAAACTAAACTTTTGTGGATGGTATAAAAATGGAAGGACAGACAAACAATGGAAGGGAAAACTAAAGGAAAAGGAGCGCACCGTGTACCGGTTCGCCTCGCCGTGCTGCACCCCATGGCAGGCGACCCCGGGGGGCCGTATATCCCAAAGTTGCCGCAAATATAAAAAACGTCTTTTAAATACTTATGTATGCATATAGGTGTACGAGTGCACGGATGTATCTACTATGGTCACGACTATCTGTTAAAAAAACTATAACAGAATTTTTGTAAAAATTATATCTTAAAAAGTTATAACTTTCTGATGAATTATTCCCCTCTTAAAATTGTATTGGATAACTAGGTTCAAATCCTGTGAGGATTTTTTCAAAAATAAAAGTTATATCTTTTTGCATATCATTTCCTATATCTTTTCCTATATCTTTTTTGAGGGGGCAATTTCTGAGAATTTAGAAAAGTGAATTCCAATTTTAAAAAATTCAAAAATTCAGTTATAGGATTTTATGCTGTTATAGGATTTATATAGGATAGTCCGTTCAATAGAAAGAAATTGACTTTTATATTGGAGATGTATTATCATAGTACTTCGGGTTCAACTATTGGAGTATTCAGATTCTGCTATAGGGGGCGAGATGACATTTTATATTAAGGTAGGAAGGAGACAGAGTTCTATTTCTATTCAGGATCAGATTGTGGCCTTGTGGTTTATTATGCATTATCCGATGAAAATGAATGATGGAGATTATAATACGATTTTTAAGGAAGCCCGGAATTTTGTTTTGCCCTTTGTCCAGAAGAGAGTGGATCGGGATAAAGGATTGAGTATCAAGGGATTATCCAAACTTATTACGCAGAGGATGATCCAGTCTATTATGGATCAGAAAGATGCTGCAAGATATAAGAAAATCCTTAATACTGTCCGAAGAGATTAGGAGGAATATATGAAATTCAGAAAACATGCAAAAACTCCCGTCCGGAATATCCCCCGACATACTGCACAGGAAGAAATCCCTGATATCCCTATGCCTACGCGGAAGCTGAAACCTGTATATGAACGTGAAGAAGCTCCTATCAGGAGGCACAAAGTCCGCTTCAAGAAAAAACGATGTGCTTTTATTAAGGAAAATGGAGAACGCTGTAAAAGTTATGCATCTGGAAAAGGCACTCTATGTATTCATCATGGAGGATTACGTCCTGCACAGGGATTAGATCCGATTCCGTTTTCTCAGTATTCGCACGGAGTGAATACTGTGTTTGATCCTGCATATCATCCTCTGAAGTTCATTGAATTAGCCAAAGATGGAATGTCTGATGTAGAAATTGCTGCTGAATTTGGAGTAGCTTTGGATACAGTTATAAAATGGGCAGCAGATATAAAAGAATTCAATACTGCCTATGCCATTGGCAAGACTATGTACGAAGCTCACTTCCTTCGTGTAGGGAGCCGGAATCTACTGAATGACCGATTCAACACACCGCTCTATAAATATATCACCATGAACAAACTGGGATACTCTGACAAGGTAGAGAGTAAATCCTTCAATACTGCTGTGCATGGTGTTCTTTTAATCCCTTCTGATGTTTCTGTAGAGGAATGGGAAAGAGAAAATATCCAAGCTGATTTGGAGAAAAAGAATGATACTATCATCGACATGGAATAACGAAGAGATATTGCTCATTGATAGTGTTTGGCTTTTTCGTGTTTTTCGTACTGCTTTCAAGCGGTACTATTTTCCGTCTATTACACCAACCGGCATCATTGCACGAAGAAACTGCCGAAAGAAAACCGAGGAAGAAAACAAGAGATGGATTCGCAATAAAGTAAGATCCAGAAACAAGAACTGTAAATGCAGGAAATGGTTCACTGACAAAGAACGTAGGACCAGCAATATCGCCAATATGCATATGGTACATGCATATGCGGCCCACAGAAAAAACTCCGAAGAGAAGCCAAAGAAAAAGGCTACTTGGAAACCAAAGAAGATAGAATACAGAGAGCGCATAAATGACTATGCGGGAGTTCTCCGTATTGATGATGTATCAAAACTCAAAGCGGTAGAATTATGTCTAGGAGATTACAAGTAATTTGGAAACCTTGGCCCGGAGGACAAGAACGGGCATTGAAATGTCCTGTTTGGGAAGCCCTATTCTGGGGCAACCGTGGCGGTGGGAAAGCGCAACCTATTGATTCTGCGTTGTTTTCTTCAGAAAGAGATACCACAATGGGGGACATCAAAGTAGGAGATCTCGTTTACGGGGGAGATGGTCTGCTCCATCGTGTTAATGGGGTGTTCCCTCAACGGGAGAAGAAGCAGGTATTCGTTGTTGTTTTACAAGATGGTAGACAGGTGCGCTGCAGCGATGATCATCTTTGGAGTGTTCGCAACATACAGAAACAGCACAAGGTACTGTCTGTCAAAGACATGCTCCAACAGGGCATCAAATATGATAAACCTAAAGGCCCAGAGTACAAGTTCAAAGTACCGAACTGCAAACCTGTCAAGTTTATGAAGAAGTCCTTGCCGATAGATCCTTACATACTGGGATGCTTACTTGGCAATGGAACCTTGACCACACTAACCCCAAAGATAGCAACTGATGATGAATTCATCCTTGACTACTTCAAGAAGCATCTGCCAAACTTTGAAATAAAGTATGATTCGAGCACAAATAATAACTATACAATCACTTCTGTGAATGGAAAGGACAAACACCTTACGAATGTGTATAGGGTGCGCAATGAATTATCGTTTTACATTCGTCAATTGGGGCTAGATATTGCATGTAAGCAGAAATTCATTCCCTCAATCTACAAGTTCAGTTCTACTCAGCAGCGACTTGAATTGATTCAAGGGTTAATGGATACAGATGGACATATTCTGAAAAGTGGGCATGGTGAGTTTACCAATACCAGCGAACAGCTTATTGACGACATGGCATGGATTCTACGCAGCCTTGGGATACGATGTAGGAAGTCTATAGACAATAGAGAAGGTGAGGAACACAATATAAAAGGAAGTACCTGCACACGTGGAAAGGTATTCCGACTATACATCAACACGGACAAACAGATTGTAAAAACTCCTCACAAGTTGAAATTCCTGCAAAACAAAAAGACTGATCAGAATCAGGACTATGTATCCATAATTGAGATTATTGAAACAGATCGTTATGTGAATATGCAGTGTATTTCTTTAGATTCTGCTGACCATACATACCTTACAGATGATTTCGTGGTCACGCACAACACAGATACACTGCTGATGGATTTTGCCAAGGGAGTTGGTGTTGGCTACGGAGCAGATTATCGAGGATTGCTGCTTCGTGAGGCAACCACTGAGTTAAAGGACGTTATTGCGAAATCCAAAAAATGGTTTCCTCGCTTATTTCCCGGTGCCAAGTTCAATGAGCAGAAATCCATTTGGACTTTTCCTGATGGTGAGACTTTCTGGTTTAACTATGCCCGTGTCATAGATGACTATGATCAGTATCATGGGCATGAGTATCCTTGGATTGGATGGGAGGAGTTGACGAACCATCCTGTGCCTGATGTGTATTTGAAACTGATGTCCTGTAACCGTTCATCAAATCCAAAGATTGTCAGCAAGTACAGAGCTACCTGTAACCCCAGTGGTCCCGGCCACCAGTGGGTTAAGGATCGGTTCATCAATACAGTGAAAGAGCGGCGTGTATACACAGACAAAGATGGGATGACACGCACTCATATATTTGTTGATCTTGAGGATAACAAGTCCTTGCTCGAAGCTGATCCGCATTATAAAGCAAAGCTCATATCCATGACTGAGAATAATGAGATGCTTCGTAAAGCATGGGTACAGGCATCATGGGATCTTGTCATTGGTGGATTCTTCTCTGATGTATGGGATACCAAGATCCATGTTCTTGATCCATTCATTATTCCGCATACGTGGAAAGTGCAGCGTAGTTTTGACTGGGGTTCTTCGCGTCCTTGGAGTGTAACATATGGGGCCACATGTAACGGAGATCAACCAGAAAATTGTCCTATACATATACCCAAGGGTAGTGTTATAATAATCGACGAAATTTATGGATGGAATGGAGAGCCAAATAAAGGAGATATGGCAACCACTGCAACCATAGCAAAAAGAACGCTTACCCTAGATAAGCAATTGGAGCGCATGCACAGGACATACGATCCATTTATGAATAATTATGCAGGAATAAAGGTAAGGATTGGACCTGCTGATAATTCGATCTGGAATGTTACTGATGGTACTTCTATCGGGGCAAATATGGGCAAGCATAAACTGTATTGGCAGCGCAGCTATAAAGGGCCGGGGTCACGTAAAGCTGGATGGGCATTGATTCGGACAATGCTGGAAGCTGCAAAGAAAGGAGATATGGAGCAACCCCATCTGTATTTTTTCCCAAATGCAGTTCATCATATACGGACAATTCCACAACTGCAAAGAGATGCAAAAAATCCTGATGATGTTGATACGACCGGTGAGGATCACTGCGGTGATGGTACTCGTTACCTGTTAAGTAGGAAAAAAACAACAATGAAAAGAGGAAAGGTAGGCATATGAAAGTTACCGGCACTGACTTAAAAGCACAGGCAGCACACACTACTCATCCAGACTATGAGACACGTCTTAGAGAATGGAAAAAGATGCGCACATGTATGAAAGGTGAAGCTGCTATCAAGGATGAGGGTGAAACATACCTCCCCCGTCCGTCTGGTATGAAAAATGAGTATGCTGATGCCTATAATGCATACAAGGAACGTGCTCATTTTCCACTAATTTGTTCCTACGCATTGGCTGGTGTTCTTGGAGTAATTATCACCAAGATGCCAGAATTCAATTTCCCAAAGGAATTGGAGTACTTGCACAAAAATGCCACTAAGGATGGGCGTAATATCCAACAGTTGTTCTTGGATGTTATTGTTGAGATCTTTCAGACAGGTCGGGTTCCGCTTGTTGTTGATATCATGCCAAACACACGGGAGTTTCGTATAGTACAGTATCGCGCAGAGGATCTTATCAACTGGAAATCGTCTGTTATCAATGATGAGAAGAGTATTGCACTCGCTGTGTTGGAGCAGAAGGTATTCGATGATGAAGACATCTTCTCACATTCTTCGCATAAAGTATATCGTGCCATGATGTTGGATGCTGGAGGGAATTACATGGTGCAGACGTATGACGAAGACTCTCATTTGCTGGAGGACGAGACTGTTAAGCCAAAGTATATGGGAAAAACTTTGGCTCAACTGCCCATCTCAATTGCTGGAAGCATCAGTAATAGTCCGGACATCCAACCAATCCCGCTCATCCCTGTAGCCAATTGTTCAATCCAGATCTATAGGAAAGAAGCTGACTTGGCAAATAGTGAGTTCCTATCCTGCAATCCAACACTGTGCATTACTGGAGCAGACAATGATGAGAACACCCCGAACGTAGTTGGATCTTCGGTTATGATCGTTCTCCCAGACGCGCAGGCCCGTGTGTTCTATACCGTGACAGACACAGCAGCATTGCAGCATATCAAGGGGCATATTGACGATTTATACGAGGAGGCTATTCGGCACGGTGTTGCTATTCTTGATTCTCGCAAGGGTGTGGAAGCAGCAGAAGCACTTCGTATTCGACAGGCTACGCAGTCATCTTCTATATATTCTATATACCTTTCTGCACTGAATGCTATCAGGAAGTCAGTGGTGCTCATGTGTAAGTGGGCAGGATATAATGAGGAAGATGTCATTATAGATGCACCATCGTCATTGACATTCGGTATTCCGGATGCTACTATAATGCGCGAATTAGTGGAAGGGTTCACTATTGGAGTATTCCCGTTGCCAATCGTACACAAGTACTTGGTTTCTTCCGGACTGCTGGATCAGACCATTTCCTATGAAGAGTACGTGGAACTGATCAAAGAGAATGAAAAACTCAAGAAGCAGTTGAAATTGAGTAATACCTTGGATGGCAAATCTGAAAGTAAAAATGAAGATGGAAAGGAGGGTGATGATGTAAACGCAAGAGGTGTTCCAAAAAATGTTGATGTATCCAAAGAAGTTATCGAAGATGTAGAAGGACAGCAAAACAAATAACGCTCAGAGAGCAAACCTTTACTTTCTCCAGAGGAGATTATCATGGATTTTTCATTTATCGCAGACGAAGAACAACGCGCATTGGCAATTGCTGAGTACGAGAAGAGTAAGAGTGAACTTGAGTCTACTTGGAAGAAGCAGATTGATGCCAAGATCGCAGAGGCCACTACGGGGCTGAAATCCAAAAATGACGAACTGCTTGCGGAGAAGAAAAAACTGCAGGAGAAGTTCAAGGGGATCAAAGATCCGGAAGAGGCATTGGAGGCATTGCGCCTTGTTACCGAAAATGAGGATGTTCGTCTCATTCGGGAAGGTCGTCTTGATGAGGTTATTGAGAAACGAGTCAGCACGCTGCGTTCTGACTATGAAGCCAAGGTAGGCGAATTGTCTTCCACTTTGGAGCAGGAACGCACAGGACGTGCCAAGTATGAAGAGATGTTCAAAAGCAAGATGATCGAGGACACTCTGCGAGATGCAGCACTCGCCGCAAAGATTCGCCCTGAAGCTCTTCCGGACGTTGTCATGCGAGGCATGCGTGTATTTTCTCTGAGTGAGGACAATGCTACAGTGGAAGCACGCGATGGTCGTGGAAAGCTGCTCAAGAATGCGGATGAGAAGATCCTTACTCCTACTTTGTGGATTGATGGATTGAAATCGACCGCACCTCATTTCTGGCCTGAGTCCGAGTCTGCGCGATTTGATTCTGGTGGTGGGGATCTTGATGATCTGGAACGTGCCATGAACGCTGCTGCTGATCGTGGAGATACGAAAGAGTATCGGCGTTTGCGCTCGAAGTTGAGTAAGGGCCGGGGGAAATAACTTTTCACTTGCAATTTCTTCCAGTTATATTTAATATAAAAGAAAATCGCTCCAGTGGAGCGGCACAGTAGTTTGCTGACCTAGAGGGTCGAGACAGTGAAGTGTAATCTGTACCGACCCTCTAGTTGTTAAATCTTGTTGGGCGGTACATAACCATCCAAACCGTAGTAGGAGATTTAACAATGGCAAACATCTGGGAACATCCATCCAAAATTGCACAGGAAGCACTGCTCCATCTCGAAGACTCCCTTGTTATTGCGCCACTGTGCGCCATGGACAAGACTGCGGAGTTTACCACCCGCGCCAGTGGTTGGAAAGTTGGGGACACTGTGACCTTCCGGACTCATGGCGAGTACAACGTCGATGAGTTCCAGACCACCATCGCTACGCAGAGTATTCGTTCGTCCACCCGTCCGCTGACCATCGAGAAACATTTCGACATCTCTGTTGAACTGACTGCAAAAGAGCTTGCTCTGGATCTGGACAGCTTCTCCGATCAGGTTCTGCGCCCTTCCATGTATGCTCTGGCAGAGCGTTGTGATACCTATCTGGGCACCAAGATCCTTCAGGCCGCTGGTCTGTATGTGTCCGATGATCTGCTCGCTTCTGCTGCTGATGTTGCACTTGCACGGAAGGCGGCTATCATCCAGCAGTTGTCCATGAATCGTTACAGTCTCGTTGACCACGATCTGGAAGCAAAACTGCTTGGCCAGACTTGGTTCAACCAAGCCCAGACCCGTGGACAGGAAGGTGTTGAAACCCTGAACACCGGTCGCCTTGGCCGTACCATGGGCATGGACTGGTTTGCATCTATCGCATTCCCGACCAATGTGGTTGGCCATACAGCAGGCGCAGGCACTGCACTTGTCAACAATGGCACTGGCGGCAATACCAACAACCAGATTGGTGCTACCACGTTGACTATTGATGGTGGTTCTTCTGGCGTGTTCAATGCCGGTGATCGTCTGCGTGTTGCTGGTCTTCGTCGCCCGCTTATTGTCAAGACCACCACCAGTGCACTGAATACCCCTGTCACTTCGGTTGAGTTGGTTGATCCCATCACTGAGATCGTTCCTGACAATGCTGCAATTACCGTCATTGGTTCTGGTCAGTCTCTGATCTACCATGGTGCTATCTTCGATGACAAGGCACTTGGCGTTGCATTCCCGATGCTGGATCTGCCTGAGTCCGAGTCTGCTGGTATTGCTTCTGCAAACGGCATCAATGTTCGTATTGTCAAAGCATACGACATCAACACGAAGAAGACCACCTTCTCCATGGACTTCATGTGTGGCGCGTTCATGCTTGATCCACGCCACGTGACTCTGCTGGCCGAGTATTAATAGACAGCAGTTATTCCAAGAATTCTGAAAAGGAGATTTGACATGATTATGTATAACGCCGAAGGCGTAGAGGCTACTGTACTTCCTGAGCAGATCGAACCTATGCTCGCTACTGGATGGAGCAAGACTCCTCCGAAGAAGGAAGCCGTTCCCACTCCCGTCAAGGCAGAAGCCGAACAAGCGGATACTGGTGAGAAAGAGGCCGATCAGCAGGAGTCTGTTGAGACGGACACTCCCCGGAAGATCACCATCAAGAAGAAGAGTAATTAACTGCCATGGCACTTGACGCTACGATTGGCGGATACACTGCCAACTCATATGTCACAGTGGAAGAGGCTGACGCATACTTCTTGGATCGGATACATTCTGAAGATTGGAGTGTATCCGTTCCAAAAGAGCAAGCCTTGATCACTGCTTCTCGTATGCTGGACTGGTACTTGAAGTTCAAAGGCTACAAAGCTGATGCTGAACAGGCCATGGAGTGGCCAAGAGTTGAAGTGACGCTGAGTAGCGGATACGAAGTGAGCAGTACAATTATTCCAAAAGCAGTAAAAGTTGCCACTTTTGAAATGGCATTGGCAGTACTGGCCGAGGATCGTTCGTTGGATGATGATCTTGCAGGTCTTGCACATGTACAGGCAGGTCCACTGGTAATCAAAACAGCACAGGGTATCCGCCCCGCTGCAAAATCACCAGTGCCCGACAGAGTGAAAGAATCACTGCGCGACTATATCCGGGGTAGCGGTATTAGCGTAGTTTGGCTGGAACGAGCATAATGGCACTGAAAGATACTTTCCAGAAGATCCCGGTAACGATATTCAAGGTGTTCAAAAGCCTTGTGCGTGGGGTTTCTTATGTGAAGACGGCAGATGATGGATTCACCGCCCCGGTGGTAACTGCTGTGCCAATGGACGCATTGATCATTTCTACGACAGGGATTGATGTCACCCGCCTCTCGTTCTATCATTTGATTCAACCTTTGGATAAACTTTGCTACCTGAAAGGAGTGGATGTCTCATTTGAAGTTCAGAATGGAGATCGTATTCTTGATGGTACTGATGCATTTGAGGTAAAGGCGTTTGATGTGGATGCGGCAGGTGCACTGTACACACTTCTGGTAAGAGGAATCCTCTGATGAAACTGGATAAATTTGGACAGCGCATTCTCGAATCCCGCAAACGATTGAATATCAACATCTACACAAGGGTGACTCCTGCTGTTGCCAGTATTGCGGATGATCTGAAATTGCGATCTCCAAAAGATTCAGGTCAGTTTGCTGCTGGCTGGCAAGTGCTTCGACACTCAACCATTACTCGCGGCGGTGGATACAAATTCATCATCACCAATTCAGGGACAAACTACGGTTACTATTTGGATACAGGGGCAGAACTTGGCGGACCTCCTTGGTACTGGCCACGTGACGATGCTGCTGTAGCTGATGGTGCTACGTCGAACTCTGGAAAGTTGATATATGCGAATGGACGTGTGTGGGCTGGTGGTCGCACACAGCCTGAGAAGCATGTAGTGGGAGGCATCATTGATCCTGTTCTGTTTGACACTGATTCAGAACGTGCAACGCGCAATCAGGATAAATTAGTGGAAGCAGTCGCTATTGCGGTCATGGAGTCGTTATGAAAAAACGTGTACTCGCATTAGCAGAAATCAAAAGACGTATAGCTGCAGCAAAGACTGCTCTGGGGATAAAGACCTTCAGGCATAATGTGCGCACTCCAATCCTCAAAGAAGATTTGGTAGCACTACTGGTGTTCGATGGGATTGATGAGATTGTGGAAAAATCAGCACGAAATGCTACTGGTTATCCACAAAAACGCATTATGGAAGTTGCTCTGGAGATCATCCACTTGGCAGATCCAGCAGTTAGCATATATCAGAGGTACAACGATGTGCGTGCAGTCGTGTTGGTTGATCCATGGCCTGTTAAGTTGGAAAATGGATCTCCTGATGGGATGACAATGCTATCAGAACTCCGTGCAGAAGGACCATCCGGTTATGGATTACCGGATGTGGAAGGGATTAGACTTATTTTGGGACTCAGTTATACCGATGACGGTACAATTTAACAGGAGATTTACTCATGGGAGCCGAAAACTACACTCTCGGAAAAGGCATCGTTTACTTCAACCGCAAGAATATGTCCACTGGTTTGTATTCTGGTGAGCGTGATCTTGGTAACGCCCCTGCCTTCTCGTTCAACATCGCCATTGAAAAACTGGAGCATTTCAGTTCGCGTGGTGGTCTGAAAGCGAAGGATAAACTGGTCATTTCGCAGATGACCCCTTCTTGTTCGTTTACTCTGGACGAGATCAGTGCAGACAACCTCGCCTTGCTGTCCATGGCGGACATTGTATCTGTCACCCAAGCTGCCGGGACTGCCACCAATGAGGCCGTAACGGCTTATCAGGGCAAACGTGTGGCTCTGGCCAAGCGTGCTGTGTCTGATGTCGTTGTTACCAACGTGGCCGGTACTACCACATACGTCAATGGTACGGATTACCTGCTCGATACTACCCTGAAAGATGCTGCCATTGGTCGTGTTTACTTCCCGGTGGGAAGTTCCATTACTGATGGCACTGTTGTGCACATTGATTATTCTTATGCGGAAACTACCTACAAGGAGGTTCGTGCCTTCAAGAATACTCAGGTTGAGGGCATGCTGCGCTTCGTTTCGGATAACCCGGCTGGTAAGCAGCTTGAGGTTCAGATTTGGCGCGTATCGCTTACTCCCTCTGGTGACACTTCCATGATCGGTGATGACTGGTCCACACTTGGATTCTCGGGTGAGGTTCTGAAAGACGAGTCTGGGCATCCGAATTCGCCCTACATGTCCATCATCATGGACTAACAGCCAGCGCAGCACGCAGTAAGAAAGATGGAATAAGAGTGGAGCCACATGCAGTGGCTCCACTCTTCAGTATCAACCAAAGAAGAAGGAAACAACCATGGCACGCAAGGTACGCAGACTCAAACCCGAAACTATTTCCAGCCTTTTCTCTGTTTCGCAGGTTTCCATTGGTGATGAAGAAGTCACCATCCGTCCATTGGCATTGATTCAGTGGATTGAACTCATCTCCAAGGTCAATGCAATGACCGACAAGTTCTCTGAAGCCGGTATCAACTGGACAAACTATCAGAGCAACGAATCCCTCGTAAAACTCGTTTCCATCATTCTGAGTAATTTCCCTGAAGTTCTGGAAAATGCAACTGGCATTGCACAGGAAGACTTGGTGGAACTCCCCATCGAAGTACTTGTGGATCTCCTCTCTGCTGTGATTGAGATCAACATCAAATCCAAGGACGTGTTCCTAAAAAACTCGCAACGCTTAACCGAGATGTTCAAGGGCCTCGAAAAGACGAGTTTGGTGGAATAGAATTAGCATTCCAAATGCTAATCTCGCATGGTCACTCTTGGTTAAGCATCCAAAGTTATACATTAAATGAGATTGGAATATTCCTGAAAGCGGTTCTTGTAAAGGAGGAACGAGACAGAATAAGCCAATTCTCATCAAGCTGGCTTTCTACGCATCTCAATCATAAGGGGTATGAATCCCATATGAGGGATATGCAGAAGGAGTTGCAGCTACTTTCATCCAATACTGTCCGGAAGCCCGGAGAGCTTACACAGGATGAGCTTGAGTCTGAATGGAAGAGGTTCGCAAACGCAATATCTGGAGCGAGATAAGAAATGGCCACGCAACAAACACGCACATTGAAAGTTGAGATAGACATCACTGGAAAATTTGATGAGAAGTTACAGGGTCTATCCGAAACTATCACTTCCATACAGAAACTCGTAACTGATGTAAAAAGCAGTATTTCAGGCATAGGCACTGCTATCAATGCGATAGTGGTGCCTAAGTCGTTTTCAAACCTTGTAACAGATATCGCTAAACTTGGTGCTGTCAAGATCCCAAACCTTGAGGGTTTGGCAAAGGGTTTTACCAGCCTTGATAAGATCAAAGGAAACATCCCTGATCTGCAACCTTTTGCTGATGAGCTTCAGAAATTATCAAAGGTAGGTACGCTTCCTAACCTCCTTGCTATATCCAAGGGATTCGAGGGTTTTATAACGATCCTTGGCGGCAAAGGAAAGAATAAGATCCCTGATTTATCCAAATTCAAAAGTGAACTGGACCAGTTTGCTGGTATTTCACTTCCAAACTTGGGACAACTTGCAAAAGGGTTTGAGACTCTGTATGCGTTGTCTGCGAAAGAGGGTGGGACCAGCCTCAAGACTATTGGGAAAGAACTGCGTTCTCTCCAGAATATAAAACTTCCAAATTTTTCACAACTGGCGAATGGGTTTAAGACACTCAGTGAGTTGGATTATTCTCAGACAAGTCTTTCCATTATCAAACGTGAGTTGCAGTCTTTAGAGAAGATTACACTCCCAAATTTTGGACAGATTGCTAACGCATTTAAATCACTGAGTGGTTTAGATCATTCTGAGAAGAGCCTTTCCCTTATTAAGCGGGAATTGATGTCTCTTCAAGGCATTAAACTTCCCAATTTTAGCCAGATTGCAAATGGATTTAAATCCTTGAACAATATGTTTAAGGAAGATGCTACCAGTATCAGCTTAAAGAAATTTGCCGATGAACTAGCACATTTTGCAGGCGTAAAACTCCCCAATTTCGGACAGATTGCTTCTGGATTCAAGACTCTTGCGGAGTTAAAGACCAATATCCCTGATCTGAAGCCATTTGCAGATGCTCTGGGAGCATTCAAAGACATTAAACTTCCGAATTTTGGACAGATTGCTTCTGGATTCAGAACCCTTGCCGAAATCAAGAATATTCCAAATTTGCAGCCTTTTGCCGATGCTCTGAAACCACTTATGCAGATGAGTGGCACCCTTCCTAACTTTGGACAGTTCTCCAAAGGTATGCAGGAATTGGCAAAAGATACACTGCGTATGGATCTTGTTGTTCAGCGACTGTCTACCCTTGGGCATGTGCTCCGTAGTTTCAGTGGATTGAATGTCAACATCGACATGAAGAAGATTGCGGACGGTATGGTGCGTCTTACCGGTGCCATTGCTGTTCCACAGGCCACAATCACTAATATTAATGAACTTGTCACTGTTGTAAAGCGGCTGGATAGTATAAAGATTCCAAACATTGAGCAGTTGGCTGATGGGCTTAGGAAATTTAAGACCATAGATATAGGTGCTGCTGTATCAGGACTTTCGGCACTTGTGCCGGTAATCCAACAATTTACCAAAGATATGCATATTCCTAATCTGCTGCAATTTGCGGTTGGGTTGGAAAAAATAACGAAAATCAATGTAGCCACTTTCAAAGATAAGCTGATTGAGATGAATAAGGCCATAGCTGACCTTGCAGCTAATGGTAAGCTGATGGATTTTTCAGCATTTGCACAGCAGGTGGATAAAGTATCCAAGGTTCTTATAGCGCAGGCGCAACATAATGCAAAACTGGCTTCGCAGATGGGAACCACTTCCAGAGCCGTGGCTGAGGCTGGTACGGTTTGGGATAAATTCAAAGCAAAGATGAGTACGTTCGTGCAGTACAGGGTAATCTCTGATTTTATCAATGGATTACGTGACTCTTTAATGCAGATTATTCCAAATATTATCAATTTTGATCAGTCCTTGAAGGATTTGCAGGCTATTTCTGGAGCTACCGGTTTGGAAGTATCCAAAATGTCTGATACCATCAAGACCCTTGCTAAAGATACAAGATTCTCTGCCGGAGAAGTGGCACAGGGCCTGACAGTTATTGCGCAGGCAGGCTATTCAGCAGCAGATTCCATTAAGATGATCAAGTCTATTTCTGATCTGGCTACCGGAACATTGTCTGATATGGCCTCTGCTGTGGATCTGACCACTTCAGTAATGACTGTTTTTGATATTGATGCGAGAAATACAGCACAGGCTGTAGATACACTGGCTAACGCAATAAACCTTTCCAAGTTGGATGTAGATCGTCTGAAAACGGCATTCAACTACATTGGCCCGGTTGCGGCTGATGCTAATATATCATTCAATGAAGTTGCTGCAAGTATGAGTTTGCTTGCCAATAGTGGACAGAAAGCATCCACGATTGGTACTGGTCTACGGAATGTGTTCTCCTTGCTGCTTTCCCCCTCTGAGGATCTGCAGAGAGCAGCAACTGAGGCAGGTATTGCGATAGAGCAGCTTGATCCACGAATTACCCCGTTCACTGAGGTCATTCGGAATTTGAGTCCGATTGTCGGTGATGCGCAGCATGCATTGGATCTATTTGGAAAACGAGGATCTTCTGCCGTCCTTGCACTGACTCGGAATGTTGGTGAGTTTGACCAGATGCTAGGCGTTATTGGAAAATCAGGAACTGCTGCAGCCATGGCAGCAACACAGATGGAGGGCCTTGGGGCATCTTTCAAGAATCTGAAGTCACGTGTGGAATTACTTGGAATTGCACTTGGTGAGAATGGTGTTACGGGACCATTGCGGGTACTTATTGATATCGGACGTGTGCTTGCAACAGCAACAACCGCTATGATTGACACCGCATTTGGTCGTTTGATTATTAGTGCCGCTGCACTAGCTGCTACTTTGGGAGCACTTGGTGCAGTTCTTGCCGGTATAAAATGGCTTGGATCAACGACATTGGTTCTGGGATTTGCGAATGCACTAAAGCCACTTATTGCTGGATTCCAAACTGCCATGGTGGCGTCTGCCGGAATGACCTCTGCTATCACTATAATGGGAGTGGCATTTAATCCATTAGCATTGGCCACATTGGCAGCAGCGGCTGCCCTTTCCATTTTTATTTCGTCCGCTAGAAATTATGGAAAAGAAATGACAGAGGCTGTTAAAGCCTCCGATAAGTTTGCAGACATTGCAGAACGGATTAAGTCATTCAAGGAAGCCACTGCCAATATGGAAGAAGGCAGTACTGAGTTCAAATCAAGCATAAAATCTTTCCGGGATGAACTACTTGCATCTGCTAAGGACATGCCATTTTTGGCAGCGGAGTCATTACAGGCAGCGAATTCCATTGATGTCCTGAATGGAAAATTCATTGATGGTGGTGCTGCTGTTGAGGCATACCAACAGAAGATGAAGGGGCTACAATCTGCCAAGTTGGCAGAGGCCGCAAATATATCAGTTGACAGTATGTTGGAAGGTACTGATTTTGGTTCCCGTTTCTTAGACTCTACCAAGGGTGTGTTTGATACTCTTGGTATCTTTTCCAAGCATATGCTCAACTCCGCTGCGAATTCTCTGATGTTTTGGAGAGAGGGGCAGTTGGAAATGTTTGAGGATTTCACAGCCAAGTTGGGCGATAATTGGAAACGAGTAAAGCTGGGCGACACTATTGCGAAGTCTGTTTCAGAGGGAAAATTGTCCTTCAAAGAAATGGGCGATTACATTGAGAAGATGGGCGTGCCTATTACCGCGCAGGAAAAACGTCTGAAGGCAATGTATGGAACATGGAGTGAGCAGTCCGCTGGCGTATTACGCAATCTCATGGAGGTGAATGGGGTTACATTATCACATCCAGTAGAAATGATCGAACAGCTTGGAAAAGGGGCAGATTTATCAAAGGCTGCATTAGATGGTGTTGTCTCCATGTTCAAGCAGATGCAAGATGCAGATACTTCTGGCATTGATGTTTGGACAAAAGATTATAAAGGCATAGAAAATGCTGAAGATGCTGTAAAGAAGTTGATGGGTATTTATGGACAGTATAAAGATCAAATTGTCACTACAGGTGAAAAGGAGCAGCAGGCGGCGGCAGTACGACTGGCTGGATACGAGAGAGAGCGATTTGCAATAGCCCAGAAGAAAAAAGCCATTGAGGATACATATAAGGCCGAGTTGCAAGCTGCTGGCGGTGATTCTGGGAAACAATCACAGGCGCAGATCAGGCAATTGGAATCTTTGAGGCAACTGGAGGAGCAGCGTAAAGATCTGAATAAAAGGATATATGATGATGAAGCTGCACACTCGTTGAATAGCATCCGCCTTGCAGAGAATGCATACAACAAGACTATAGAGTTGAATAAGGCCAAGTTCAAAGAAGGCTCTACGGCATTAGCTTCTGCAAATGCTACAGCATTGACAACATTCAAACAGGCAGTAGATAAAGCAGTCACTACGGTTTATGAACCAAAGGAGATCCTTACAAGGCAGAAAGCATTCCACGAAGAATTGGAAAGCTACTACACCAAGTATACTGCCAGTATTCAAAATCAAGCTACGCGGAATGAGATTAGTCAAGTTGAGTCCAATATCAGAATCCTTGCATCTGAGGAATTGAAGTGGAAACAGATTGCAGCAGAAGCAGAGGATGCGTATGCAAAAATAGCAGCATCGGCAAAGAAAGGAGATCCTGAATTTGATAAAGCAAAAGCAGCCATGGATGACTCACAAGCCAAGGTTGCTGAGGCTGAGGCTAGGAAATTAGCTGCCATTCAGGATATGCGTTATGCCGAATTGAAAAAGATACAGGATGCTGAGATCTCGCAGCATGAAAAGTTTAATGCACAGCTCCTTGCTGTAGAATCGTTGCGGCATGCACAGGGGAAGACCACTGATCGCCAGTATCAGGATATTCAATTCAATATCCAGAAGGCACATTATGCCAAGATGATCAAATTGGCGGAACAGCATGTTGCTGATTTGAATGCGCGTGGATATCGTCAGGACGATAAGGAATATCTGGATGCTTTGAAGGATTTGGAAAATGCAAATATAAAATCCAATGAATTCATTGCGCAGAATACTATCGACATGGCAGAGCGGGCAAGGGAAGATGCACAGAAAATTCGTGACAGAGAGTTAGCTGATATCCAGAAAATGGAGCAGGTCAAGCTGCATGAGATAGCTGTATCTGAAGCAGCGGGCACGCTCACCATGGAAGAAGCTGAGAAGCAACGATATGCCACGGCTGTCGAATACTTTGAGAAACGCAAGGCTACTCTTGAAGGACAAAAGATAGAATTGCAGACTTCAGAAGCCGGTGTAGATGTTGATGCTGTTGAAGAAGTAAACAATAAGCTGAAAGAGTTGGATGCTGATCTTTTGGAATTCAAGAGCAAGAATCTTGAAGAATATTCCAGAAAGCACCGCAAGACTGAGGAAGAGATTGCAGAGTATGTCGGTAAAGATGGAAAGATTGCAAAAGCAGCAAAGGAGATTGCGACAAAACGAAAAGATGCGGAAGATAAATTAGCCACAGATATAAAACGCATTAATAAGGATCTAGCCGATAAGCGGTATGACATAGAGTTGGATCTTGAAAAGAAGCGCGAGGATATAAACAAGGAACGGGTAGAGAACGAGAAAGCTACGGCTGATGCTATCCGTGGAATAAATTCTACTACCATTGATAAGATTGACAAGATCAGACAGCGCAGTATGTCTGACAGAGAAAAGGAACAGGACAATGAGCGCATAGCCGCAAAGAAATATGCCGAAGGCGTAAAACTCATTGCGCAGGCTGAGAAGGAAAATGATCGTGGAAAACTAGAAGCTGGAAAGCAATTGATCCAACAGTACAGCGATCTTGTTGCTGAACGTAAAAATGACAACGAAGCTATTAATGGGGTCAAAAAAGCGGAACAGGAACTTGTTAAAGCTGCAAATGTAGAGAAGAAAATTAAGGATTCTGAACTTCTCACTAAGCAGAAAGAAGCTGAAGCTGATGCCACCGATAAGATTGCCAAGGCTGAACGTGAAGGTAAGGATGCAAAGGCAAAAGTATTGGAAGATTATACAACGGAGAAGAAGAAGCAAGCTGATCTGGATACAGAAGCACTGCAAAAACTTGATAAAGAGCTTGGAAAGCTGCAAGAGAAAGATGCAATATGGAAGTCTATCCTTGAATCTATGAGTAAAGCCGCTGGCGGAGGGGATACGACTTTAGCTGCAACACCGCCTGCGTCGAAAGGGTACGGTAATACTGCATCCACTACAGGAAAGGTTGCTCCCAAGGGTACTGCACAGGTTTCTGGCGGCAAACAGACCACAAAGAGTGACACAGGTACAGGACAGATTGTCGGTGATCTTGGTGAGGCTAAGCAGGCAGCTACTGAAGTAGGACAGCAGCTTGGCAGTTCCATAGTAGATGGGGCTGCTAAGGGTGGTGAAGCTGTTGGTGGTATGTTCAAACGCATAGAAGCTGACGGGACTGTGGCTTGGAGCAATGTCCAAGCAGCACAGGAACGTGCCATTGACCCATCCATCACTGCCAAGTGGGGTGAAGGTGCTGTCTCTACTATTGAGAATATTGGCGGACAGGCTGTACAGGTTGTCCGTGATCAATATGGACAGTTACTTGAGATATTTGGAGATGGTGTAAACATAAAAGTTAATCGTGATCCAAATTCGTATGATCCAGCTAAGGAAATACCTAGTGAGGTAAACACCACTGTTAAATCCAATACTGCAGAGGCTGTAAGCAGTATCCAGAGTCTGCAGCAGGAGTATGAGTCCCTTATCACGAAGGCTGATGGTGTGATTCTTCTTCCTCCTGACTCTTCTGCAAACGTGGAAGAAATAAAGAATAAATTTGCTGAGTTGTTTGCCGTTGCTTCTGATGTTACTCCACAGCAACGTATTCAGGATATGATCAATACGCTTAACTCAATGGGAACCCTCCCCTCTGATACGTTTAGGGACTATCAGCAAAAGATTGTAGAGGCGGCTAATGCCGTGGGTGGACTTGTTGTTGAGCTTGATACTCTTGGTAGTAGGGGTTCCACGTGGATTGAATCCACAAAACTTGTTGATCAGTTTGGGAATGAGATAAAAGGATTGTCGGATGATATAAAGAGTAATCCATTTGAGTTAGGTTTTTCCACCGAACATGTCATACAGGGACTTGATAATCTCAAAGGATTAACGGATACCTTCAGAGGCACAGTTGAGGAGCCGATTGTTCCAACATTACAACCAGCAGGTGTAAAGCAGTCCTTGGCCGAGATTCAGGCAGAGAAGGACAAACTCAATGAACCGTTAGCCCCAATGGCAGTGGATGTCACTGGCAAAGAGAAGATCACTGAAGCTGTTGACGAAGCTAAGAAGATTGAGGATGAAGAAGCCACATTGGATGTTGATGCGAATACATCCAAGGCTGAGGCCAGTGTCGATGCTGTATCTGCAAAAATAAAGGATGTGGAAACAAGTATTCCAATTGATGCCGATACTTCAGGGGTGGATAGTGCACTGGATGCTGTTGCGGCAAAGACGAAGGATATGCCAGCAGTTGAGGTAGCTGTCAAATCTACCACTGAGTTGGATGAAGTTATCAAGAAATTGGAAGAACTGAAGAATAAAAAAGTGTCCGTAGATTTTGAGGTGAAGGGCAGTAAAGAGGTCATTGCCACATTGGAGGCTATTGATAAGGCTGAGAAGTCTATAAATATAGCAGTAAGTGCCACAGTTGTTGGACAAGAACAAGTTAATGCGCTGCAAGAGGTTCTTGCCAAGATAGTAGACAAGACTGTAAAGGTCACAGCAGAAGTGTATGGTATGGATAGACTTGCAGCACTGAAGACTGCTATAGATAATTTGCGGGACAAGACCATCACTGTGACTACAAATTATGTGACGAATAAAGCAGGAGGTGGTCTTGTAGCTCTTGCTACAGGTGGGCATATTCAGGCATATGCTGATGGCGGATCTGTCTTTAAGCGTCTATCCAATAGACTCATCACTACTGGATCTGGAACGAAAGATGATGTTCCTGCTATGTTGATGAAGGATGAATTTGTCCATCGTTCTGCGGCTGTTAAGAAGTATGGTGTACGTTTCATGCACATGGTTAATAGTCTGCAGTTCCCAAAAGACCTTGTTCCACAATTTGCTAACGGTGGATTGGTTGGCGATGCTGTTCAGTATTTTGCTAAGGGCGGACAGGTGATGTCACTGGCAAAGAAGAAGCTGTTTGAGATGCTTGGTCTTGGATCTGGAGTGAATATAAATGTTGGCGCATTCAATGTCCATTCTGAGATCAATAAGGTGGCTGAGGGTATAACTGATCCTATTGGAATCAATGCACTGTCCGCAATGACCAAAAGTTATACTGATGCAGTAGGTGGGTTTGCTGCTGGTGGAAAGATTGATACATCGGCGGTCATGTCACAGGCTGAGTTGAATAAACTCACACTCCAATATAATACACAGATAAATGCAGCCAAGGCAGCAGGTAATGATGAAATAGCCGCTATTTTGGAAAAAGAAAAGCAGGATCTTATTAATCTTGCAGAGAGTCTCGCATCTAAGCTCAAGGAACTCAAAGATGAGTATGAGACACAAGTAGAAGAGCGCAAGACAGGACATAAGACTGAGAAGGAAGAACGCGATGCCGCATACCTTGAAGACAAGGAATCAGGGGAACGAGATTACAAGGAGCAGGTAGAGGATGACAATCGCGGGTATGCGCGTGATGAATTTGATTATGCTAAGGAACAGCGTGAAAAGATAGAGGATTTTAATAAATCAGTCGTTGAATTGGATGAGGAACTTGCTAGTTCCAAGGATGATCATGCTTCTGATTTAAGTGAAGCTGAAATAAAACTAGCCGAACTCAAAGAGAAGGTCGCTGCGTACAGGAAGCAGCTTGCTTCAAGAACTGGATGGTACATGTCGTGGGATGGCGTTTCTGATAAAATAGATATAGAGACATTGATCAGAGATTTCCATAGCAAAGAACCAAAGCCACGAACCACCTATCGGCGTGTTTGGGACGGCAACATAGTGGGCAATGGTAATGCATACGACATATTAGGTCCGGGAGGATCGCGTGCCATATGGGGACCGCCTGATGAGAAAGCGGTAGCAGAGACTCTTGCAAAATGGAAATCAGAATATGAGAAGCCATTGAAGGAAGCGCAAGAGAAGTATGATGACCTGAAAAAGAATACCCCGGAAGTAGAACATGATAAGAAGCTGGGGGAAATCACGGTCGCTTTCGCTAAGGACAAAGAGGATTCTGATCTATCCAGATCTCGGTATTTGGAAGATAAAGAACTGGCTGTGTTCCGCAGGGATCGTGCATATAATGAGAGCCGTGCAGAGGCAGATGCGCAGTACAAAGAAGAGGCAGCAGAGGCAGATCTGTCATTGAAAACTGATTTGGATGCATACAAGGTGCAGTATGAAGAAGCAGTAGGGGAAGCACTGAAAACAAATAAAGATGAAGTTGCACAAGTAAAGACTGATGCGGCAAAGGCATTGGAGGAAGCAAAGCGGAAATTGTCCGAAAATCTTGGGAAAATGAAGGACGACTATTCCGCAAATACAACCAGTATGTCTGGTGGGAAAGCAGGCGCAGCTAATGCTACTACTTCGGGCGTAGCTGATTCAGTATCTGTGCAAAAGTTTGGCATGTCCATAGAGGAATTATTGAAGCGTCTTGGAAAAGGCATGCTGCGCTTTAATACAGGTGGTCTTGTTCCATTTGTACGTGGGGCTAAACGCGGGGCAGACTCCATTCTTGCAAAGCTGACTCCTTACGAGTATATTATAAGAGAATCAGCAGTAAAGGCACTTGGAGTACCTTTCTTGGATGCTATAAATAATCTGCAGATTCCTGCATTTAGTAATGGTGGCGCTGTTACCGAATCCAGTTTGAGTTCATCTATGTCCAAAGTAGTGCATGCTCTTGATCTGACATATAATGGATCGAATATTGGGGAATTGACAGGGGATCAGATGACAGTTGAGGGCTTCATTGAGGCGCTGAACATGGCAAAATTGAGGAGTTGACGATGGCTGTTTACGACGATTACCATTATAAACTGTATACGGCAGTGCCGCAGTCTGTCTTTACTGTTGATCTTCCAAAAGATTTGCAATGGACTGATGAATTTACATGGAATGCAGTGGAACAGAGTGTAGGATACAGCCTAACAGGAAGTCTACTCATTGAGGAAGGAGTTAAGCAGAAGGGCCGCTATATAACCCTTGCTGGTATGGACAATATGGCATGGATAACCAGAGAGCAGGGGACTGTTTTGTTGGCCATGGCCAACTCAGCAGGTTTGATTATGAAGTTGGAATTTACAAATAGACTGGCACCTTTTGATGTTCTCTTTTCATACGATGTCATGTTTCGGCATTTTGAAGCACCTGCGGTGGATATAAGGAGAATCCAGCATTGGGATCAGTATGAGACTGGTGCTTATTATATAGTCAATTCTATCAAACTTATGGAAACACTTCCTTACGGAGTATGAACATGGCAGAGATTAATAAGACAGACATTCAATTTAAAGCATCGCAGCGTCTTGATGATACAGAGCAGGGCGGCGGGCAGATGACATCGGTTGTGATTGAATCTGGTGCCGTCAATAATTTATTCCCTGACATATCCCGTCTTGATCGTGTGTATGGGCGCGTGTCTCTCCGTAAGGCGTACATAGCAGTGAATACTGAGTCGCGTGTTACTTACTATGGTGCGCACGCTGTACTTACCCAACAGGTTGACGATCCAAACGTATCCGTTGCTTTTTATTCTTCAAAAGATTGGTTTGATACACGCGAAGAAGCAAAGAATAGAATGGAATCCTATTTGGTTAAAGGTCCGCAGTATATGGCCGCACTGTGGGGAAGTCATTATATTGGATCTAAAAATCTCACACTATTCACGAATGTGGATAATACATCCCCTGTCATTGGAGAGGTTATTGTCCTAGTGCAAAATGAGGGATTGGCCACTGAGAAAAAACAATATCTGAGGATAACGGATTCATCGTCTGAGATCCGCGAGTTTGTATATGTCAGCACTGGGGCGGTATATAAACGCCTTATCATATTTTTATCTGTCAGTGATATGTTGCGGTATGACTTTGCTGGGGAGGAAGTACAGTATTCTGGAGTATACACAAGTACTGGAACTAAGATATATACAACAGTAGCTGCGGACGCTTCACGCTATTATGGAGTTGCAAAGCTGGTAGAGGCTGCAAATGTCAATGAGCTACAGGTTAAAGTGGACTCAATAAATGCGAAGCTGGTTCCATCTGCTCAGTCTGAAACAGCGATTGTGGACGCTGGCGCAGGCACACTGATTACACCACTTGTCCAAACGATGAACCCATTAACGTCCATTACCCGCAGCATCTCGTATAGTATTTCTACGGGGGCCAAATTATACATCGGAGAAGGCATACTGCCGGGGACATTTGTATGGTCTGGTGGATATTCCCTTGTTGACGATGGTATGGGGAATATTTTGAATGGCAGTAATATTGTTGGTTCTATTGAGTATACCAATGGAACTATTATATTTGGAACAATGACAGGGACACAAACAGGGTCTACTGGAACCGCGACATACGTTCCAGCAGTAACCCCAACAGAAGTTACAGATACAGGTGCGATTGAAGTACAGGCGGCAAATCGAGGGTTTACTTACGTGTATAATTGCGAACCCTTGCCGAAAAAAGGAACCCTCCGCATTGATTATATGTCGAGTGGCAAATGGTATACGTTGAAAGACCGTGGTAATGGATCACTAGCTGGATCTGATCCATCTATAGGTTCTGGACAGGTGAATTTTGTCACAG